GGTTCTTCCCTCTCTGGCGCTAAATTGCTAATAAGGAATTTTTGGCCGGGCGAGGCTGGCCTGGACGGCACCGAGGAGGTGAAACGATGGACGAAAAAGCCTATCGCGGCGCAATTGAAAAGCACACCAAGAGCCTGGGCGTCTATCGCCTGGAATTCACCCGCACCCGCTGCCGCCTGGCGCAGATCTACGTGCGCATCGAGCAGCTGAACAAGGCCTTTTCCGCGGGCGAATTTGAGACCACCTGCATCACTCAGGGAAAAAACGGGCCGATTGAAATCGTTGATCCTCACATCCAGGAGCTGGATCGTCTCAACGATCAGGCACTGGTGTACGAAAAAGCCCTGGGTCTCACCGCGGATTCTGCCCGCAAACTGCGGGAGGATATCTTCGCGCCGCCGGAAAAGGCGGATCCCTTCACCCAGGCGCTCCAGGATGCAGGAATCGTGATGCTGAATGCCTGATATTCTGTCCCCGGCGGGCGTGCCGCTCACCGAGGAGGAGCAGCAATACATCTGCCGCCGGGATCCCGTCAACGCTCAGGCCGTCATCACGCCGGACGGCCAGCGCCTGGCTGCCACCTGGCCCGCGGGCAAATACGCCAAGGACGTGCTCACCTATGCCACCGCTGTGGCCTGCGGGGAGATCGTGGCCGGAGTGGACCGCATGCTGGGCTGCATCCGCTTCCTGCGCATGCTGGAAAATGCCGATTACGACGTCCGCACCCAGGACGCCGATTTTGTCATCGGCATCATCCAAAACACTTTCCGCCACCGCCAGGGCGAGACCCTGGACGCTGTGCCGCTGCGGGGCAAGCCTTTCCTGCTGGAGCCCTGGGAAAAGCTGATCTGCTACGCCATCCTGATTTTTTATCATCATGGCAGCCGCGCCCGGGTGGTGCATGAGGCGCTGATCTTCATCCCGCGCAAAAACGGCAAAACCATCTTTGTGGCCGCCCTGGCCTATGGTATAAGCCTCTTGGAGCGCATGAGCGGGGCGAAGGTGTATGTGGTGGCCGAGACCTTAAAGCAGGCCCGGGAGACCTTTGACACCTGGAGCTACAACGTTTGCTCCGCCCTCTATGCTGACAAGAAGGCCGCGCAAAAATCCGGCTGGCGCGTGGTGGACAACAACATCGAGCACTCCATCAGCAATCCCGCCATTGCCGGGGGCAGCATGAGCCTCAACGCCCTGGCGGGCAAGGGTGACAACCTGGATTCCTTTAACTGCAACATCGGCATTGCGGATGAGATCCACGCCTACCGCGGCCCGCAAAAGTATAACCGCATCAAAGAAGCCTCCAAGCCCTACACCAACAAATTGACCATCGCCATCACCACCGCCGGGGATGACGGCACGGGCTTCTGCGCCCAGCGCGTGGAATACTGCCGCAAGGTGCTTCGGGGCATGGTCAAGGATGATCAGTATTTTATCTTTATCTGCTGCGCGGACAAGGACGAAAACGGCGACGTGGACTATCTGAATCCCATCCAGCATCAGAAAGCCAATCCCAATTACGGCGTCACCATCCGGCCCCAGGACATCATGAACGACGCCCTGCAGGCTCAGAACGACCCGCAGCAGCGCAAGGATTTTTTCACCCGGTCACTGAACGTGTTCACCAGCTCCATGCGGGCGTACTTTAACATCGATGAATTCCGCCGCAGCAACACCGCGGCGGAAAAAGCCCTGGGCATCGAGTACGCCTGGCCCCTGGAACAGAAGCTCCGCCACCTGGCACGGCTGCCGGTCAAGTGGTACGGCGGTGCGGACTTGTCCAAGCTGCACGACCTCACCGCCGCAGCGCTCCATGGCAGCTATAAGGATATCGATATCGTCATTCCGCATTGTTGGTTCCCCATCGTGGCGGCCAGTCAAAAGGCGGATGAGGACAATATCCCGCTGTTTGGCTGGCGGGATGACGGGTGGCTGGATCTGTGCAACGCACCCACCAATGATCACCAGGCCGTGGTCAGGTGGTTCCAGCGGATGAAGGCCATGGGCTTTAATATCGTCCAGGTGGGCCATGACCGCAAATTCTGCCGGGAATACTATATCGGCATGAAGCTGGCCGGGTTCGCCGTGGTGGATCAGCCCCAGTATTTTTACAAAAAGTCCGAGGGCTTCCGCCATATCGAAAACAAGGCCAAAAATGACAAGCTCTATTACCTGGGCGCGGAGCCCTACGAATACTGCGTCAGCAACGTCCGGGCTATCGAAAAGACCGACGATATGATCCAGTACGAGAAGATCCAGCCCGAGCGCCGCATCGACGTCTTTGACGCCGATGTTTTTGCGTGCGTCCGCATGCTTGAGGACATCGAGCGCCAGAAGAAAACCGAAGGATGGTGGGATTAAATGAGCAAAAGACACCGGCGGCAGCCCGCCATGCGCAACGCCGCCAACAACACCGTGGCGCTCTGGATGAAGGATGGGGAAATCTGCTGCGCCGGGTACACCCGCCTCAGCGATTGCCCGGAGATCCAGACCGCGTGCCTGCGCATTGCGGAGCTGATCGCCAGCATGACCATTTATCTGATGTCCAACACCGACGCGGGCGACATCCGGATCCAGAACGAGCTCTCCCGCATGATCGACATCCACCCCAACCGCAACATGACCCGCAGCCAATGGATGACCGCAATTGTCATGAACCTGCTGCTCTACGGCAGCGGAAACAGCGTGGTGGTGCCCCATACCTACATGGGCAACCTGCAAAGCCTGGAGCCCATCGCGGCCAGCCGGGTGCAGCTCAACCCCGTGGGCGCCAGCTACCGGGATTATCAGATCCTCATTGACGGCATCCCCCGGGATCCCGAGGACGTGCTGCACTTTGTCTACAATCCCGATCCGCTGTATTTGTGGCGGGGCCGCGGCGTCACCGTCACCCTGCGGGACATTGCCAACAATCTCAAGCAGGCGCAAAAAACCACCAACGCCTTCATGGCCTCGGAGTTTAAGCCGTCCCTCATCGTCAAGGTGGACGCCCTGGATGAGAATTTCAAAAGCGCGGCAGGCCGCCAGAAGCTGATGCAGGAATATGTCAGCCCCGCCGTGCCCGGCGCGCCCTGGATCATTCCCGCCGAGGCCTTCCAGGTGGAGCAGATCAAGCCGCTGTCCCTCAATGACCTGGCCATCAAGGACACGGTGGAGCTGGACAAGCGCACCGTGGCCGCGGTGATCGGCGTGCCCGCGTTTCTGCTGGGCGTGGGCAGCTACAATAAGGACGAATGGAATAATTTCATTTCCACCCGGATCCGCACCATCACCCAGGGCATCCAGCAGGAGCTCACCCGCGGGCTGATCCTCAGCGACAAGTGGTATCTGTCCATGAACTACTGGTCGTTGCAGGATTACGACCTCAAGTCCACCAGCGATATCCTGCTGGCCGGTTCGGATCGCGGCTACGTCAACGGCGACGAATGGCGCGACCGCATGCACATGGCCCCGGCTGGGCTCAAGGAGTACCGGATCCTGGAGAATTACATCCCGTCCGATATGGCCGGGGCGCAGAAGAAGCTGGTGCAGGAATGAAGCTGACCCTATTCTGCCCCCATGCCGAATACCGCGCCAACATGATCATCTTTTGCAAAAAGCAAGACGCGCCATGCGGGCACGTCTTTTTTAAAACCTGCAAAGGCTGGTGGGCCCTGTCGTCCACCGCCGATAACTGCCCGCTGAGGAAGGAGACGAAAACCAATGATCAACGCTGAACACCGCCAGGTGCGCTGTGTGCCCACCCAATTCTCCACCCGGGAGGACGGGGACGGCAGCATGCACATCGTTGGCTACTTTGCCGTCTTTAACTCCATCTATGAAATCGCGCCCGGCATGACGGAATCCGTCGCGCCCGGCGCTTTTTCGCGGTCGCTGGCCGCCAATGACGTCCGCGCCCTGATCAATCACGACACCACGCTGGTCACCGGCAGAACCAAGGCCGGTACCCTCACCCTGCGGGAGGACGAGCACGGGCTGTGGGGCGACATCCTGATCAATCCGAAAGACCAGGACGCCGTCAACGCCTACGAGCGCGTCAAGCGCGGCGACGTGGATCAGTGCTCCTTTGGCTTTGATCCCGTCCTGGAGGAAACCGAAAGCCGCCCGGATGGGGCCGTCCACTGGACGCTGCGGGATGTGGAGCTGTACGAGGTCAGCATCTGCACCTTCCCGGCCTACGCCGAGACCAACATCCAGGCCCGAAGCGCCCAGCGCGAAGATCTGCGCGCCCGGAAGCTCGACGCCTGGAAAGCCAAGATGAAGGAGGAACTGAAAAACCATGGCTCTTAAAGCGCTGATGCTTCGCAAGAAGATCGACCTCAAAACCAAAGAGCTGGAAAAGCTGCGCGCCTCCATGAAGGACGTGGAGAAGCGCGAGCAGGAGCTGGTGATCGCCATCGAGGAGGTCACTGACGAAACCGAACAGGCCGCCGTCCAGGAATCCGTGGACGCCCTGATCGACGAAAAAGAAAAGCTCCAGGAATCCGTGGACGAGCTGGATCGGGTCATCAAAGACCTGGAGGGCGAGCTCAAAGCGGAGGAGGAAGCCCAGAACACCGAGCCGCCCGCCAATCCCGCGCCCGGCGGCGATAACAACGAGAGGAGCAAAAAGCCCATGAACAAGAACACCCGCGAAGCCGTCGGCTTCACCCTGCGCGACCGCCTGGCCAATATCGTCACCCGTGATGATGTCAAGGCCTACCTGGGCGAAGTCCGCACCGCCATCAAGGAAAAGCGCGCCCTGACCAACGTGGGTCTCACCATCCCCGAGGTCATGCTGGGCCTGATCCGCGAGAACATCGAGCGCTATTCCAAGCTCTACCGCCACGTCACCGTGCGCAACATCCGCGGCACCGGCCGCCAGCTGATCATGGGCACCGTGCCCGAGGCCATCTGGACGGACTGCTGCGCCAATCTCAACGAGCTGACCCTGGGCTTCAACGACCTGGAGATGGACTGCTACAAGGTGGGCGGTTTCTTTGCCGTGTGCAACGCCAACCTGGAGGACAGCGACCTGGATCTGGCCGCTGAGCTCATGACCGCCCTGGGCCAGGCCATCGGCCTGGCGCTGGACAAGGCCATCCTCTATGGCCGCAACGCCGCCACCACCCAGAAGATGCCTCAGGGCATCGTCAGCCGTCTGGTGCAGACCGAAGCGCCCACCGGCTATCCCGCCACCGCCCGCCCCTGGGCTGATCTGCACACCACCAACATCATCAGCATTGCCGCTGGCACAACCGGCGCGGCGCTGATCAGCGCCATCGTCACCGCCTCCGGCGCGGCCAAGGGCAAGTATGCCCGCGGCGAAAAGGTGTGGGTGATGAATGAGACCACCTACACCGCCCTCATGGCTGCCACCGTGTCCGTGGACGCCGCTGGCCGCATTGTCACCGGCGTGGCCGATGTGATGCCCGTGGTGGGCGGCATCATCGAGGTGCTGTCCTTCATCCCCGATAACGTCATCATCGGCGGCTACTTCGACCTGTATATCCTGGCGGAGCGCGCGGGCCAGCAGTTTGCCAGCTCCGAGCACGTCCGCTTCCTGCAGGATCAGACCGTGTTCAAGGGCACGGCCCGCTATGACGGCGCGCCCGCCATTGCTGAGGGCTTTGTGGCCATCGGCCTGGGCGGCACTACGCCCAATGCCACCATGGCCTTTGCCACCGACACCGCCAACGCCTGACGATGTACACCGCGCTGATCACCTTCGTAGACCCGGATGATGCCCGCGTCTATCATCCAGGCGACGCCTACCCAGGCCCCGGCTACACGCCGGGGCCTGATCGCGTGGCGCAGCTGGCAGCGGACGGCTGGATCCGGCCTAACCTGACCCAGCCCGCGCCAGAAAATCGAGAAAAAGGAGGGCCGCGCCGTGGCCGTCAACCAAGAAACCGCCCTGAGCCTGGTCAAGGCCCGACTGAACCGGCTGGACGCTAACCTGGACGTCTACCTGACCCAGCGCGTGGCTGCCGCCGTGGAGGAACTGACCCGCATCGGCATCCAGCTCAACGATTCGGCGGATGACCTGATGCTGGTGGTAGATTACACCGTGTGGCAATACCAAAACCGCGACACCCCAGGCGCCATGCCCGAGTGGCTGCGCCTGCGCCGCCGGGAGCGGTGGATCCACATCGACGAGGAGGCGGGCACATGATCCTGGACAAGGGCATCTGCACCGTATTCCGCGTGGAGGACAACAGCTCCGCGGGCGATATGCCCCGGGGCGTTTACTCCGTGCTGCATACGTCCTGGTACGGTGAGCTGAGTTTTGAGACCAGCCCCGTCCGGCCCACCGAGGGCCGCCGGGAGAACCGCACCGACGCCCGCGTCCGCGTGCTGCAATGCCGGGATATCCGGCAGAACGACGTGGCCGTGCTGCGCCAGGTCGCCGATTGGGGCATGGTCACGGCGGAGGATACCGTCTACCGCATCACCCGCGCTTACCACGGCCTGGATGATGACGGCCCAACGCCTGTCACGGATCTCAGCCTGGAGGTGATGCAGCCGTGACCCTGACCGAAATCAAGGAGCTGCTGGTGGCCGTGGATCCCCATATCCGGCACTACTACAGCATGGAGGAGCGCCAGGACTACACCTACTGGGAGGAGACCGACCGTTTGCCCTTTACGGCGGACGGCCTGCACGTGGAGGGCTGGACGTTTTACGTCCACCGCTTCACCCGGAATCCCCAGGACGCCGTGGCCGCCGCGCTTTTCGCCACCCTGGACGCAGATCCCCGCACCGCCCTGAGCTACACGGTGGATTACGAGCCGGAATCCGAATACATCCATCACATCTACCGCTGCGAGGCCCTGTGAGGTGATTCTATGGCACAGATCGACACCACCGGATTGCAGGACGTGATCGACGACCTGCGCAAGCTGGGCGAGGCCGCAGAGCCCGTGGCTCAGGTGATGACCGCCGCTGCCGCCGAAGAGATCACCGCCGCCTGGAAACAGACCGCCGAGGAATACGGTTTCCGGGATACCGGGGCCATGATCGAATCCGTGGGCTATCCAGACGGCGTGCAGAACATGGGCGGCCTGTTTGTTGCCGACATCTACCCACAGGGCAAGGACGCCCGCGGCACCCGCAATGCCGAAAAGGCCTTTATCCTGCATTACGGCAGCAGCCGCATCAAGCCATCCTATTGGACGGACGAGGCGGACAAGCGCGCCGGGGAGCCGGTGCAGCAGCGCCTGGAGGGAATCTGGGGCGACTTCCTGGAGACCGGCCAGGTGCCCGCCGTGCCGCTGCAATCTATCAAGTACAAGCGCAAGGGCACCAAGAAAACCAAAGTATAACTTTTCAAATTCGGATCAAATCCGAATTTGCCCCGGCCATTGCGCCGGGGTCTACTTTATCAGGAGGTAAACGACATGGCAGGAGTTGGCATGCTCCATCCCGTGGTGGCCACCGTGGCCACCTACACGGACGGCCAGGAGCCCACCTACAACGCCGGTATGGTCATCGGCCATGCCATCCAGGGCGATCTGGCCCTGACCCGCAACAATAACCCCCTTTACGGTGACGATGTCATCGTGGAGGATGACAACGGCGTCACCAGCGCCACCCTGACCCTGGGCGTGGACGACATCGTGGAAGCCGTGCAGGCCTACATGCTCAACATCGAGGCCAAAACCACCGGCGAGGGCGCCACCGCCCAGACCGACTACTATCTGCACGGCGACAGCGCGCCCCAGGTGGGCGTGGGCTTCTGCCGCGTGCTGCGGCGCAACGGCGTCACGGTGTATAACCCCGTATGGCTGTACCGCGCCGTGTTTGGCCGCGATAACGAGAACGCCGCCACCAAGACCGAATCCGTTACCTGGCAGACGCCCACCCTCACGGGCCGCTGCATGGGAACCTACATCGACGCCTCGGGCAAGGCCTACTTCTACCGCGCCCGGGTGTATCCCGCCTCCACGGCGGGCGCGGCTGAGGCCGCCCTGGACTGGCTGGACGGGATGGCCAATATCACTTAACCCACATGCGGGGACGGTCCATCCGTCCCCGCTTTTTTGAGAAAGGAACAAAACATGCAGACCGTTACCGTCAAGATCCGCAAGCGCACCTTCCCTTTGGCCTTCACCCTGGACGCCATGGCGGAGCTGCAGGATCTGATTCCAGATTTCAACCTGGCCGAGGTATACAAGTATCCCAAAACGCCCCGCGGCCTGGCGGACATGCTGTTTGTGCTGGCAAAACACGGGGAGGCCCTGGAGGGCCGCAAGCTGGACGTGGATCGCGCCTGGTTCGGCACTCTCAGCCCCGCGCCCGCCCGCTGCGCCGCCTATCAGGTGGCCGTCTTTGAAGCCCTCAACGCCGCCTTTGATATGGAAAACGATCAGGACGGCGGCGAGGAGGACGAGGTAGACCTGGTGCTGGAAGATCTCAAAAAAAAAGAAAGTCCGGACGCATCACCCACCGCCGCCTCCTGAGCTACGGCCTGGTGGCCGGGGTGCCCTTTGACCGTTTGGGATCCATGACCCCCGGCATGGTCATGGATCTGTACATCTACCGCCGCGGCTACGATGACCAGCAGCACGGCATCCGCAGAAAAAAAGAACAGCCGTTGAAGCTATAAGGAGGCCCGCCCATGGCGACTACGCACAAAATAAGCACGCTTTTTGAACTGAAAGGCGAAGCCCAATTCCGCAACGCCATGAAGGAAGCGGCAAATGCCACCAAGGTGCTGGACAGCGAGATGAAGCTGGCCAAGGCCCAGTTTGAGCAGACCGGCGACGCCCAGGCCTATGCCGCCGAGCAGGCCCGCATCCTCAAAGACAAGATTGAGGAACAGAAATATGCCGTCAAGGCTGCAGAACTGGCCATCAAGGAACTTAAAGATCACGGCATCAAAGAAAATGACAAAGTGATGCAAGGCTGGGTGACCAAACTTAACAATGCGCAAACAACGCTTGTAAAACTGGAGACCCAGTTGGGCGAAACGGAAACTGGTTTTGAGAATGTCAATACCGCCGCCGACAACACCGACAGCAAGCTGGACAGCATCGACAAGGAGCTGCGCTTTCAGAATACTTTAAAAATCCTGGAGAATGTACGGGACCGCTTTAACCAGATCATCCGCGGCGCTGCCCGGGCGGGCAAGGCTGTATGGGACATGGAGACCGACGCGGGCAAGTGGGCGGACGATCTGGCCACCGCCGCCAGCCAGGCGGGCATGGACGTGGAAACTTATCAAAGCTGGCAGTATGCCAGCCGGTTTATCGACACCAGCGTGGGCGACATCAGCAAGTCTGTCCGCAAAATGGAAGCCGACCTCAAGGCCAGCACCGACGACGTGCTCAAGACCTTTAACCAGCTGGGCGTAGCCACCCGCAACGCCGACGGCAGCGTGCGCGACGCCACCGACGTGTTTTTTGACACCATCGACGCCCTGGGCCGGGTGGAGGACGCCACCCAGCGCGGCATCTACGCCCAGACCCTGCTGGGCAGCCACTACAACACGCTCAACCCGCTGATCGAGGCAGGCAGCGAAGCCTACAAGGCCATGGCGGAAGAGGGCATGCGCGTGGCCGTGGTGGATGAGGAGCAGGTCAAAAAGCTGGGCGAGCTGAACGACGCCCAGGAAAAGATGGACGCCGTGCTCACCAAGACCAAGGAGACCCTGCTGGGCGAGATCGCGCCCGCCTTTACCACCATTACGGATGGCATCACCACCGCCGCCGAAGCCTTCAACGAATTTTTGAAAAGCGAGGAAGGCCGCGCCGCCATGGCAGAGCTCAACGAAGCCCTGAGCGGCGTCATCGATTCCTTCCTGGGCGAGGACAACGGCAAGGGCACCTTCCAGGCCATTGTGGAGGGCGCCACCGGCGCGGTAAACGCCTTTACCAAGGCAATGGAATGGATCAAGGACAACGGCGACATCGTAAAAACCGCCCTGGTCGGTATCGGGGCCGTATGGGCCGGGCTCAACGTGGCCCCGCCTGTGCTGGAAGCATTGCACCTAATCCAGAAGATCAATTGGGGCAACGTCAGCAAGGGAACAGTGGACGCCACCAAAGCTGCCGCCAATGCGGCATCCGCGGCGAATCCTGGCACCAGTGCCGCTGCTGCCGGGTTTGGTGTTTCCACCGGGAGTCTGCTGCAAGGCGCTGCTGCTGCTTATGGTCTGTATAAAGCCGATGAATATTATTCCAGTTTAGAGGGTGGCAGATCAGCCATCAAGGACATTGGGTACAACCTGGGCTTATACAATTACACGCCCCACAGCGAAAGCGGCCAGCAGATCTATGAAAGCATCCGCCAGGCTGTTGCAGACGGACTGGATGCTGCCGAGTTTACCAAACAGAAATACGGCTCAGAGAGCCTGGGCACGTATTACACCCAGAAAAACGAGACCTTTGCCAGATGGGAATCGGAGGGGCGGCGCTTTAACAAGGAGCAAAATCTTGAAAATGCTTACGCCCAGCTGGAAAAGATGGCGGACGAAGCCGCCGCAAAGCTGGATGAAACCGCCCAAACAGCCACGGAGAAAGGCCAGGAAGCTGCCCAGAACCTGGCGGACGCCTTTACCGAAGGCGCACCCCAAGCCGTGGACGCCGTGACCGAAACCACCGAAGAGGTGGAAAACGCCACCGAGCAGGGCCTGACCGACATGGAGACCCTGGGCTATAACGCCGCCATTGGCCTGGCCAACGGCATTGAGAGTGGATCCTCCGCGGCGGAGGCCGCGGCCAGCCGCATGGCGGGCCGGGTGCAGAACATCGTCACCAGCGTGCTGCAGATCCACAGCCCCAGCCGGGTGCTGATGCGCATGGGCGAGTTTACCGCGGAGGGCTTCGCGGAGGGCATCGAGGACGGCATGGCCCGGGTGGAGGCCGCCACCGCCCGCATGGGCCGGGCCGCCATGGCAGAGCCCACCTACCGCAGCGGCGGCAGCTGGGGCGCGGATCCCGCCGCCGGTCAAGGCAGCCAGCAGGGCAGCGGCGGCAGTATGAACGCCACCATCCTGATGGACAAGACCGTGGTGGGCCGCCTGGTGGCTCCCATCGTCAACGAGGCCATCGGGGCCCAGGTGGCCGCATCCCGCAGATAAGGAGAGCATATGGCAAGACATCTATCGGCCTTTGTGAACGGCGTGTCCCTGACCGCCGCCGTGCCCAACGCCATCATTCGGGAGATCCATTTTGACGCCGCCGAGAGCGACCTGACCACCGGCGACCGCCCCGGCATGTACGGCCAGCGGGTGCTGGGCCTGCACCGCAAAAGCCTGCACGTGGGCGTGGAATTTGTGGTGCGGGAGCTGTTCGACCTGGCGGCCCGCTCCCGCGCCCTGGAGGCCGCGGCGGCCTGGGCCCAGGACGGACGCCTGGAGGCGAGCAACAAGCCCGGACGCTATCTGCAGATGGTGTGCACGGGCCGCCCGGCCCTGCTGGCCGCCCGGGATTACACCCAGGTGCTCCGGGCGGACTTCACCGCCCTGGCCGTGCCTTACTGGCAGGATCTGTCCACGGTGGCCGTCACCCTGACCGGCACGGAGAGCACCGGTACCATTCGGCCTCTGGGCACCTATGGGCCCCTGCGCCTGGCCGTCACCGTGACGCCCTCGGCGGATACCCTCACCGCCCTGACCCTCACGGCGGGGGATACGCAGATGGCCTTTTCCGGCCTGAGCGTCACCGCCGCCGCGCCGCTGATCCTGAGCTATGACGTCCATGACCTGCTGACCATCACCTCCGGAGGTGTGGGCCAATTGAGCCACAGAACGGGCAGCGACGATCTGCTGGCCATGCCCAGGACGGACAACGCCGTGGGCTTTACCGCCGACGTGGCCTGCTCCGTCAAGTTTGAAGCGAGGGGGCTATATCTATGATCACTGTACCGCAGCCCCGGGTGCTGGACGGCAATCTCCAGGAGGTGCGCCGCCTGCGGCCCCTGGCGGCGTCCATCACCCTCACGGCCCAGGGCACCGGCGAGGCCACGCTCACCCTGGCCGCAGCGGATCCCCGGCCCGCCATGCATCAATGGGTGGAGCTTTTCACCCAGCACGGCAGCGCGGGCCTGTACCGGGTGACGGGCATCAGCAACTCCTACACCGGGGAAACGCAGATCACCCTGCGCCACGGCATCGACACCCTGAGCGACAGCGTGTATCCCGTCCAGGCCGAGGAAGCCACCCTCACCGTGCAGCAGCTGCTGGTCAACATCCTGAGCTACCAGACGGCCCGGGTGGCCGGGGGCATGCCCTGGCAGCTGGGCACCTGCGAGGATACCACCAGCGTCAAGCGGGCCTTTAATTATGACAACCTGGCGTCCCTGCTCCAGGGCCTGGAGGAGGAAAAGCAAAACTTTTATTTTACTTACGACTTCACAACCACGCCCTGGACGCTGAACTTTATGCGCAAACCCCAGGACGTGCGCTGCGAATTCCGCCTGACCCGCAACATCGAGGGCGTCACCGTCACCCTGGATGACAGCGAGCTGTGCACGCAGCTCCTGCTCAGCGTCAATGTGATGACCACCACCACGCCCACCAGCACCGTGGATCCGGACGTGGACTGGCCCACCATCACCGCCAACGACAGCGCCGTGCGTACCTATGACAACGCCGCCGCCCAGGCGGAATGGGGCATCGTACAAAAGACCGCCAGCATCGACACCCAGGACGATATCATCGGCCAGGAATTCCCGAATGCGGACGCCTGGGCCGCCCGGTTTATGGCGGATCACAGCCAGCCCACGCTGCAGATCCAGATCACCGGCGAGGATCTGTCCGAGCTCACCGGCGACACCTTTGACGAGCTGGCACTGGCGGCCCTGTGCCGGGTGGCCCTGCCGGATCACGACGCCCTGTTTTCTGAGCGTGTGGTGACTGTCACCTATCCGGACGTCTACGGCGCGCCCACCAGCGTGACCGTCAGCCTGGCCAACCGGCTGCCCAAATTCTCCAGCAGCATCGCCCAAGCCCAGAAAGAAGCCGCCCGGGCGGAGAGCACCGCCAAGACGGCCCGACGCAGCGCGGGCGGCGGCGGAGGCGGAACGGCAAAGGAGCTGGAATCCTGGGCCATGATCGTCAAAAAAACAAAGGAGAGCGCGGACGTCACCGGCCTGACGGAATTATCCGAGACCGGGATCATCCTGGACGCGGAGACCGGGGCAAAAATTTACAGCCTGACCCAGGGCTTTGTAAGCCAGTACGCAGAGCTCAATGTGCAAAGCGGCCAGATCAGCTCCCTGGTGCAGACCACGGATGGCCTCAGCTCGCAGATCACCCAGCAAGCGGATCAGATCGCACTCAAGGTATCCAAGGGCGACGTGGCGACGCAGCTCTCCGTTGAGCTGGGCAACGTGACCATTTCCAACGGCAACCTGGTGGTGGAGGGGTATGTGAGCGCCGCTGCTTTTGAAGCAGAACAGGCCAAGCTGAACAACCTGATGACAGGCCAAGCCCAGGCGAGCACAATCTCCACACAGACGCTAAGGGCTGGCAACGCTTACGCCGCGAACCTGTTTTTAAATAACGAGGAATTCGCCAAGCACAATATTTATATGGGCGGCACGACGGTCAGCGGCTTTTATCTGGGAGACGCTAACCTCAACCTCGCCCACTACCACGCCATTACCGCTACCGAAAATAACGGCGTGATCACCATCACCCAGGGCGCGGCCCAGGACACAGCGGGCAGCGCGTCTTTTGATATTGCCGACACACAATTTTATAAGGACGCGGTGGCGTCGGCTACGGCGGCGGGAAAGGCCGCCATGGGCGTCCTGATCGACCAGGCCAACCAGTCCGTCGTCGCGGCGGAAAGCGCCACCAAGAGCGCCCTCATCGCCAGCATGGTGAGCCTGATCTACAACACCAGCAACCACAAATACACCGCCACCACCGCCGCCACGGCCAACGGTACCACCATGCACACCAATTCGGCAGTGAGCGGCAGCGAGGCATACGACGCGGGCGAAAGCGACGGTTACACATCCGGTTACAGCGACGGCGTCAATGACGGCTACGCCACGGGCGCGGCCAGCGTCACGGTGGACAGCGTGCTCAAATATCAGGCGGACGACTACGACAGCACCACACACAATTACACCGTGTACGTGCGCGGCACGGCCAGCAACGGCAAGACGCTGGACAACAGCCTGACGGTGAGCGGTGCCAGCGCGTACAACGCGGGCAACTCCGACGGGTATCAGACCGGGTATAACTACGGCTATTCACGCGGCGAGAGCGACGGGGCCGCCACGGAGGCCGCACGGTATATCAACTGCGGCTCCCGCTATTGGGGATATTCCAATAATGGCGGTGCAACGTGGAATTGGTACTATTCCGGAACAATGTACACACGCAGAAGCTCATAAGGAGGATATTATGGACATCAAAGCATCTTTGGAGGGCTGCATCGTAGCTCTGGGCGGAATGCAATTGCGCGTGGATCAGGCGCAGCAGTGCGAAATCGTCAAGGCCGTCATCCGTACCCTGGACGCGGTGCGGGGCGAAATCGCAAAGCAGGAAAAGGAGGCCCCGGCGGATGGTGACAATCAAAACCAGTAAGCGGCACACCTACACGGCGGACTATTGCGGCGTGGGGTACATGGGGCGTCTCAAAATGCAGATCCACGACAGCCGGGCGCTGGACGTAGTGGCCCGGGAGTTTTCCGGCCTGACCTCCGTGACGGCCACGCCGGAGGACGGCGAGGCCGCGACATACGAAAATTATACCCTGCTTCGGCG